GTAGAAAAGCCCCAGCGGCGACCAGTTGAGGATCAGCTTGCCGACACCGGCTATGCCGTCGCTAAACGCGCCTTTAATGTTTCCCCAGAGTCCGGACAGGACGCCAGCCACAGCGCTGGCCGCGTTGCGGATTCCCGACACCAGGCCAGCGATCATCTTGCCGCCGGCGCCGGTAAGGTTGGCTGGCATGTCTACGCCCAGCCAGCTCATAAGGGCGGAGAAGCCTTTGTAGAGCAGGCCTATCGGCGACCAGTTCACCAGGAGCTTGGCAATGCCGCCCAGGCCATCGTCGAAGGCGGAAGTCACTTCACCCCAGATCCCTTTGAACCAGCTGGCTATGCCATCCCAGTTCTTATAGATCAGGTAGGCCGCCGCCCCGATGGCGGCAATGATGATGCCAATCGGGTTGGCGGTCAGGGCGGCGCCGATTGCTTTAACGCCAGCCGCCACGGCGGGCAGTCCACCGGCCAGCCCTATAACGGCGGTTGTGGCTGCAAAGATAGCCTTGCCGAAAGCCAGAATGGCCATGACCGGCTTCATCGCGAAAAGGAAAGCGATGATCATGCCCAAGTTATCGAAGCCACCAACCACCTTAGCCAGAGCACCGGTTATGGACGCCAGAGTGCCTGCCATAGAAGCAGCGCCCGTCGCTATATCCCGAAGCACCGGAACGGCATCCTTGAGTCGCTGCCCGAAATCCTTCGCGAAGGCTTTCACGTGGTCCCGGTTCTCTTTCATCCAGCCAGACAGGTCTCCCATCATGTCGCTGATCGCGGGCATAAGCTCGGCACCGATCGTGTTCTTCATGCCGGCCAAGCCTAGCTGTGCGTCCAGAAGCGAGTCCTTGAACACCTCGGCATCCCGCGCGGCTTTATCGCTCAGCACATAGCCGGTTTCCTGCGCCTGCCTTCGCAGCTCCTTCAGGCCGCCGCTGCCGTCTTTCAGCATGTTGACCATGCCAACGCCTTCGCGGCTGAACATCTGAGATGCCAGCGCCACCCGTTCGGTTTGGCTGTCCACCGAAGCCAGCCGATCGGCCACCACGTTCAGCGCGTCTTCCGGTGTCATTTCGGCCAGCCGCGACGATGACAGGCCCAGCTGGTCGTATGCTTTGCGCGCCGCGCCAGTACCTTGCTTGGCTTCGCCCAGCCGCTTGGTAAAGGCCACCATGTTGCTGTCCAGCTTCTGCGTGGATATGCCTGATCGTTCTGCTGCGTAGCGCAATTCCTGGTAGGGCCCCAGGGCCACACCGATCTTGTCGGCGGTCTTTGCAACGCTGTCGCCCAAGGTCGCCGTTGAGTTGGCCACCGCGAAGATCCCACCGGCGGCCGCACCACCCAGCATGGCTGTACGCCGCCCGAACTTGCCGACTTCGCCGGTCATGTTGCGGAACTTGCCGGATACGTCGGCTTTGCCCAGTTGTTCCAGGTGTCGTTTCTGGCGCTGAATGCGGTCGTTGGCGGTCTTCATCCGCTCGGCCAGCCGGCGCTCTTCGTCGGCCAGGTTGCGTGTGCTGATGCCGGCATCCTTCAGGCGCTTGCGAACGGCGCCCAGCTCTTTCCTCTGCTCCTGACCCTTACGGGTGAACTGCTCAACTTCCTTGCGGGCCTTGTTGTATTCGGAGCGGAGTTTCGCGGTGGGCTTGCTGGTGCTTTTGAGCTCCTGGCCCAGCTGCCGCACCTTCTCCTGAGAGGCAGACAGCGCGGTGCCGTTGTCCTTGATGGCGCGGTCCATTTTACGGAACGAGGAAACGTCCCGCTGGGCACCCTTCAGCTGCTTGATTTCCTGCTGGCTTTTTTTCAGGGCCTTGGCGGTTCCGGTGGATGATGCGTTGATTTTCTTCAGCGGCCCGGTGACCTTGTCGCGGGCTGCCAGGATGACCTGAAGGTCCAGGCTCTTAGACATCATTCCTCCGGCTGGCTGCGCTTGCGGGCGTGCTCCCGCCACTCCATCAGTTCGGCTATGGTCATATCGGCCATGTCAGCGGGGCGCCAGTGAAAGATGGCGGCCACGTCTGCCATGGCGTCGTCAACGCGGCGAGGGATTACCCCTTGTGCCGCTTCTGCAGCAAAAAACCGGCAATCTCCTTGCCCGCTTCGACCAGGTCTGCGGGATCCATGTTGCGGACCTCGTGTTCAGTAAGGATGGGGTTACTGATGCGGGGCACCAGCTTGGTAATGCTGTCCACGTCCAGGTTCAGCACGTCGGCCAGGCTCAGCCCTCGCAGCTCTCCGGCCATCGGCTTGCGCAGGGTGATGGTTTCGATTTTCTCACCGTCACGCTGGATAGGCGTGTCCAGGGCAACAGTAACGTTGTTGGCTTCGTTCTTGCCCATGAGCTAGGGCTCCTTATAGGCCGATGTTCTGGCGGTGCTCTTCCAGGCGATCGGTGCCACGTACGCGCTCGACCATGTTGGTCACGTCGATTTCTACAATTTCTTCACCGGCGATGGTGAGCTTGTAGTAGCTGAGCGTGGTGGTGATGCTCTGCGTGTTGTCGCTGCCGGCTTCGGCATCGCCCATGTTGATTTCGCGGTGGCGGCCACGGGCTACGATTTCCACCGGTACGGTTTCGCCGGTGTCGTCGCGCTGGTAGCTGCCAGCAAAGCGGAGCATGTCGCTGTCCAGGCGGTTGGTACCGAAGTTGTCGAACAGCTCCGGAATCAGCCCGGCAGGCGTCCAGCTGAACTCCATCTTTTCCATGCCCATGTCGATATCGACCGGGGCGTTCATGCCGCCGCCGCGATACTCTTCCATCTGGCGCACCAGCGGTGGCAGCGTGAGCGAGCCGATCATGCCCTGCCAGTTGTCGCCGTTGCCGAATAAATTGAAGTGCTTAAGTTTTTTCGGGAGTGCCATTGCTTGTTCTCCTTATGCGTTTACGCGGCTGGCGAAGTCCACCAGGTACCGGTCTGTGATGCGCTGGCGCAACAGCAGGTTTTCCAGCGGCGGCACTGGGGTGTAGTCGTAGTCGATGTAGAGCTTGCCAGCCTTCAGGGTGTCCTTGGTGTTGGCTTCTGCATCGAACCGGGCGCGCGCATCGATCAGCAGGCCCAGCGCTTTGAGTTCGCGGAACTTGGCGTTGATGCCTTCGATGATGTCTTTTGCCAGCGACGGGTGCATGGGTTTGTCCACTGCGTACATGTGCGCCTCGGCGATGGTGTCGGCCAGGATCTGGGCGGTGCGGGTGTAGTTCTCGAACTGGAACAAGGGGTCTGCGCTGCAGGTGCGGGAACCCCAGAACCGGAAGCCGTCACGCTGGATCAGGGTGGTGACTTCGTTGGCGTTGAGCAGCCCGGCGTCGGTGTTGGGGTCTTGCAGATCCCAGTGCACGTCTTTATTGATGCCGGTTACGCCGTTCACAGCAACGTTAGACAGGGTTTTGTGCCAGCCCACCTGCTGATCGATCTTGGCGCGCAAGCCCATGGCTCGGGCGACAGCGTGAGCGGTGCCAGAGGTTGCGGTGTTCACGTTGAAGGCGACGAAGTCGGGCCAGACAAGCATTAGCTCGCGGGCACCGAAGCCATTGCGGTACATGATGGCGTCTTCGATAGTGGCGCAGCCGTAGCAGCTGGCGTACACGAAGGCCCGCAGCTTCTGGGCAATGCTGATGGTTTCAGCGGTGACGTTCTCAGTGTCGAGGCCGGGCACGCCGATTATGCGGGGTTTTACGCCCAGGTTCTGTTCGGCGGCCAACAGCGCTTTCAGGCCAGTCTTTTTGCCTTCCGGGGTGACAGTGCCAATCACGTTGGCCTCGGTTTCGTTGGCTTCAGCGCCTTCCTCTACCCGCACCACCACCACAATGGCGCTGGCCTGGTCTGCAATGGCGTCCAGTGCCGCTGGCAGAGTACCGGTGGTGCCCGCATCGCCAATGGCGTCCAGAACGTTTGTAACCAGTACCGGGGTGTTCAGCGGGAAGGCTTCGTTTTCGCCCCCGCTGAGCTTGGTGTAGTCCGCGATGTTGGCCAGGCCCGCGCCGGTGTTGCCATCGTCCAGGGCTGCAGAGACCAGGGCGGAAGCTTCGGCGCTGCCGTTAACGGCGGTGACGATGTCCTGTGCGGTGCTGGTAACAACCGCCTCGGCGTCAGTGGCCAGACTGACGGTAATGTCTTGCCCGGCCACGGTCACTTCCAGGGTGGACGCTGCTGTGCCTGGGTCGACGTACCGGACGCGGATCTGGTTTCCGGAAGTGCCTGCCTCCAAGGCGGTGAAAATGATATCGCCGTTGTCGGCAATGGTTCGGATTGCGGCCTCGGCTTTTACGCCAGTGGACGCTTCCGGAGCGGTAGCCACAAGGCCGATGATGGCTGTTGCAACGGTACGGATGGTCCGGGTGCCTTCGTTGATTTCGAGCACTCGAACCCCGTGGTGGTATTGGTCTGGCATAGCGCCTCCTGGTTTGGTTTTGCCGGGGTATAGGTGCCATGATGAACCCTGCGGCGCTCGCAGCCATTCGTTTAAGTTGTCTGCAACAACGCACAAAACCCCAGCCGTCCCTGGCTTTTGGGTGACCCTAGGCTTCGATGGCGATCCCCTCTTCAAACATCAGATCAAGCTCATCATCTGTAATGCCCAACTGAGCGCCCAAGCCGTTCAGCATTGGCGACAGGCGCCGGAACTCGCTGGCGTCGTTCCATGCGTCCACGGCGAGCGGGTCGGTCTCGGGCGCTGCCATCATTTGCTCGATCTGGTCCCGGTAACCGTAACGGCGAAGAACGGCGCGGGCTTGAAATCGGGACAGCACCATACCGGCGCGCCACTTCTGCAGCTCGCGCATTTCATTGTCAATCCTCCAGCTCTCAACCTCGGCCACCAGGCTGTCGTGCTCGGCCTTATCGATCAGAACCATGCCCGGAGCCGGTGACTCGCTGGAGGGAATGTGCCCAACGATCAGAGCGGGGGACTGGCGCCGGTCAACTACGCTGACCTTCAGGTTGTCGCTGGGCCGTTTCGGCCGTGGCGAAGTGG